AAAACCTCCAACTCCTCTCCAGTGTTCACGGCGCGGTTCAGTGTAAACACGGTCGCCGAACCAGTGCCGTTGAAGCTCTGGCTCGTTGTCTTCGTCAGTGTCTTGTTTGGTTGTGCGCCGAGATATGCCACATAGCTCTCCGTTAGACTGCCTGACTGTCTACGAAAGTCTCGTAGGCCGTCTTAATCGAACTCGTCCACACGGCGTTGCACACAGCCTGTACGGATGCGTCCTCGCCAGAGATGTCGGTGTCACCCCAAGTGTCGCCGGTCTTTGTGCGACATTGCAGGACATGCCGGTGATAGGCGCGGCTAATCTCGTTGCCGTCGTCCATAATAATACGGGCTTTGCGAACCTGTACGGCCTTGTAAGGGCCACGAACCTCGCAGTCGTATTCAAATGTTTCTGTCAGTGCCATTGTTTACTCCTTCTGTTTACCGTCGCTGGCTGCGACCTGTCCGACCCCTACCGGCTGGTGGGGTTAAAGAACCGGATACCAAACATTGAAATCAATACGCTTACCGGACGCTGCCGTGCAGGTGACAAGGTTGTTTGACCCATATCGGAAAAACAGATTGTCAGCTAAATTTTCAATATTGGGGCGTAAGTTTGCTTCAATGATGCTAGTGCTAAGATTACTGAACCCGATGCTGCCACCGCCTAAACCGTTCGTGCCAATCGTAGAGGCAAAAGGCAGATTGATATTCAGAGCATTACTGTTTGAAGTTGAACCTACGGTGAACGAACCGTCGATGTACACCAACGCACCAATCTTAACCACACGACATCTGTGTGTAGTTATTGTGGCTTGCCCATGACGTTCAGCAAAACTGTAAGTTGACTCCTCATAATCATCCAGCGCATTTGCTTGTGCCGTGTCGCCGTTGAATGTGATGCCGCCGCCAGCAAGAATTGCCATTCTTTCGGTGTTGTTCGTAAAGAACTTCATTGGAGTGTTGCTCAAATTATACATTTGAACATCACTGTCATTACGATTTAGCGTGAATGTGCGTGTGCCATCATCATCCAGAAGGTTGAACAAGGCACCGCTAGTCCCACCCTTAATGTCTAATGAGGTGTAGTTGGCAAAATTTGTCGGGGAAGTTGTGCCGATGCCGACGTTGTTGTTGGTCGCATCGACATGCAGGGTGTTGGTATCGACAGTCAGGTCACCGTTGACTGTGTCGATTTGATTGCCGCCAACCTTGCTCAGAGCCATCAGCTAATCTCCAGTACCGATACAACGACATCAGCGGCAGACGCCTGACTCGCCGTCACCCGCAGGATGTCACTTGCGTTCATCACAATCTTCTGGTCACCGCCGACAGCCACCAGCGACGAGCCTACCGGCACGATGGCGTCCTTCACGATATGTACGTTGTCACCGTCGTTGTTGATTAGCTGGACCGAAACCGTAATCGACACCGCCAAAATGTTCGCCACGTTCAGGCCAATGATGGTGGTCTCTGTGGCGGAGGGGCATGTGTAAACGTCCGCGTTGGCAGTTCCTACGCCCGTGTCCGTAAATGTCTTAAAAGCGTTTGCCATGTTGCTATCCTAACGCAATCGCGAATGCCAGCGAGTTATCCGTAAAGCCTTGGATCACGTTGTTGGCGTCGTTAAAGATCATCTTTTCCGCAGGCAACGTACAAAAGACAGTGCGCGTACCAGCGGTCCAGTTAACAGCACTATCGCTGTTAGAGCTTTGTAGGATCGTGGTACGAGCCAGCGTTGTGCCTGACGATGTGTACGTTCCGATTCCAATTTCAAAGTCCGTCCCATCCGTGCAGCAGTAATAAGTCGTGTTGCTGTTGCCAACCTCTGAAAACGCCTCAAAACCACTAACGGCACCGGCGAGTGTGTAAGTGCCAGTGCCGGTGGTAGTGGTCGTCTCCTTGACGCGATCTTTGAGTACCAGTGCCATTACTTCAACTCGATGGTCAGGTTCCCTGCATTGATCCGGAAGATGTCACCAGAAGCAATCGCCTTTGATGCGTCCAACGCACCGACAAACAGGATGTTGCCGCCGGTAGATGCGTCCGCAATAAAAGCATGTGTCACGGTGTAGGTGGCTACGCCGCTTGATGCAGAATATTCGATGTTGGCTGCGTTGGTCACCGTCTGCTGGTCTGTCGAAGACGAGGCCAGTGTCCAGCCCGCCGCGTTAACCTGCTGCCGCGTGTAGTTGGCATCCTGCGTTGAGGTGTTGACCTCTGTCAGGGTGCCCGCTTCTGCGTTAGATACTGCGGTTGCAAGGCCAACATAAATGGAATTACCCGGAGTTGCAAAACTCCCGGCATTGTTCTTGAAGATAAAGCTAAGGAGCTTGTTCTCCAAGTAGGTGGTTGCTGCGTTTGATGTCGCCATCTTCTACTCCTTATGTCCGAGGCCGATCCGGCAGACCTCTGCGGTACGCATCGCTATTTTCTCTAGCTTCTGCCAGATCTTTTATCCTGGTCATAGCCTCGGTGAACTGCTTCTCATACAACTGAAGCATGTCCGGCTCACCTTTCATGTAAATATACGCTTCTACCAATGAGCCGTAAAGTAGAGCGTTCGGCGCGTTATCACTGAGCCACGTTGTACCACTATCCGAACCTGCCGTCAGTGATGCAGGGCGGTAATAATAATGAAGCTCCACCGCGTAATTGCTGTCCGGCGTAGGAGCTACGATAAAGTTGCTCACATCAAAAAAAGCGTAATATTTCGGAGTGCCGGTAGATGAGGCGTTTGGATGATACTCTTGTAAGAAGTTCACATCCTTCTGAAGCAAAAACTCTTTCGAGCTACTGTTCGTGATCGACAGCGAAAAGGATGCGAGATAGTCCGTCGGCACCGTAAGATACGGATCGTTCTGCGTCAGAGCACTGGTGGCATTCTTGCGGAAGATTTCCAGATCAACCAGCTTGAAGATGCGGTCCTCGGCTGCACGAATGAACACAGGCAGGTTCGTCACGAAGGACGTTTCCGTATTCTCCGTGTAATCCTGAATCGCTGTTTTTAGCTGTGCAAATGTGAACGCCATTTACTTCTCCAACGTCACCGGTCCGACAGTCGCATTTTCACCACCGCCTCGTGCACCACCCGTGGTCGCGGTGCCGGACGTAGCCGTGAAGGTATACAGGTTCGAATCAATGACAGTAATCTCGTAACCACTTGCATTCTCCAGTGCAGCCTTCGTGAATCCATCAAATGCCTCCGCTTTTCGGAACCTTACAGTATCTCCGCTTGTGCGTCCATGCGAAGGCTCCACCACTGTGATTACTGCACTTCCCGAAGAACTCGACAAAAATGGGTTAGCCGTCAACAATCTCGCAACCCCAACCTCGGTGCGTTGATCGGGACGTGGATCATGGATGGCCTGCGGATCCGGCCCAACACGAATCGGCTCTAGCTGCGGGTGTTTTGCTTCGTACTCGTCTCTGCCTACTTTAGAACCATTCCATTCTGTAACCATCTCGACCAGTCGGTATCTAAAACCAGACCGGTCGGATATTCCGTAAGCATCTTTACCTGAAGCAAACCTCGCCATTAGTTCACCCGTAAATACTGCATGCTCGGTTGCAGCTTCAGTGCAACACGATCTTCATCCTCGTCTGCCGCCCGCTGGAACTCTTCTTCATACACAGCTTTAAGAAGCTGCACCCGCTCCGGCGCCTTCTTCATGGCAATGTAATATGCGAGGCCGGCGACCATACAAGGGAGGAATCGGAAAGGTGCGTCAGTAGTGTTGACCAATGCATCCGCATCTTCGATGCGACGGACATAGTAGTAGATAAGGCTATCACTAGAACTGTCCGGAGTAGGCCAAAGAACAACCTGTGGCGAGATCTGCCTGTTATAGAAGAATTGACTTGGTCTTCCTGTCTGATCCTTATTGGGTATATGCAGGTAATCACTCCTGGACATCCGATCTAGCTGGAAGTCCACGCTACTCCGACGAATAACCACCTCAAGCAGGTCAGTGTGTGTAGCATCAAGCGTGTATGTCGCTGTGCCCGATGTAAGACTCACTGTCGCCTGCTTCACGGTCCACAGATTAAGACCACGATTGGCCCAGTCTGCGAACATAAGATTCAGAGATCGACGAGCCGTACGCGCGTCGTAACCGGTGCGGACTTCAAGCCCGCACCGCTCGTACGCCTCTTCAATAATCTCTGCTACGTCGAGATCAAAATCTCTGGACCCAGAAGTCGCCATTTACTTCTTCTTCCGCATAGCCTTGCCGCGTTTTGCCATAACAGGCTTCTTCATCATGGCGCCGCCGCCACGCATGGCCTTTTTCTTCATGCCCATGCCACCGCGCATTTTACGCATTGGTTTTTTCATACCCGGCATATTCAATTCTCCTCTGCTTTCGCGTTTCGACCAGACGTTGGTAATCGTCCGGATCATAGTTAACATAGTAATCCAGACGCTCCAGCTTTGCACTAGCATTGTCTAGATCCGTAAGACGTTGCACAAAAATCATGTTCAACCCCTTGTCCTTGAACGACAGCAGCCAGATATCAACACCTGTTGCAGCCAACCACCCGTTCAATGCGAAACAACCTGCTTCTAGGTCGTCGTAAGTGTACTTGTCGCCGTAGTTTCCGCAGACAACGACCTGATACGTGTCGTCGAATGCCCGCATCTCTTCGTACACAGCATTCCAAAGGTCGCCCTCGACCTCCAGTGTCTTTACCTTTTCGCCTAACCACGCATTCCTAGCAAACGGACACAGCGCATTGCCGTTAACAAAGCCGTCGGGGTGACAAAGCTCGTCAAGAATCCAGTCTTCAAGAATTCTTGCGAGTTGCATTGCGCGTCGGCATTGTCATGGCACCAGCAGCTTCTTTACGCGGCGAACACATGCCGCCATTCTTAAAGAAACCCATCTTTTTGACAGTCTCCGGAGATTCTTCCTTCAGCTTGCGAAGACCTTTGCCTTTTGATCCCTCTGGAATTGGCTTCATTTCTTTTTCCTTCTCACTGCTTTTACACGCCGAGGCTTGCCAGCCGGTTGACCCAAACGCTTCTTCTGACTAATTCTGCTGCGCTTTTCAGCGGCTGTCATTTCTGACCCTGTCTTGGGGGTTTTGGACGAAACCCTTTTCGAGGGGCGACAATATGGAGTACCCCGTTTTTCACCCTTGCGACGCCCACACGGCTTACCAGTTCTCTGGTCCGTCCACTTTTCCTTGAACCATCTTTTGAGCGCGAGACCACTTTTTGTTTTTCTAACTGCCATTAAAACTTACCCTGATGGTGAGCCAACAATACTATAAATGAAACAAATATCGCCAGAAACAAAACCGAAAATCCCACAATAATAATTATGTCGATAATTTTTTTTCGTCTTCGAATCGCAGCCTGTTCTGCCTGTCTTCTAGCAATCCTCGCCTTCGCCTGAAATTTTTGCCAGTCACCCCACAAGCCCGGACGACCAGCATAAATCATAATCTGTTTCAGTTGCTCTTCCTGATCCTTGATTTTCTCCAGAGCCATGAATTCTTCGAGATCTGAACCACCACCCTTTTTAGCAGCTTTGGCTTGTAGCTTTTCTTTGGCCCCGACAAACTCTGCTATAGCGTTACCCGCAGCAGCTATTTCTTTACCATTCGACACAGCTTGCTTAATTACTGCAAAAGCTGCATTCGCTGCGGCCAGTTCGGCTAACATTAGTACACCTTTGTATCCTTATCGATGAGTTTGGGTAAGCAGTATGCTGTGATCAGGTTACCCTGTTTGTGAAGAACCTTGGCAAAGTAGGTGCATTCATTCACATCACGGAAGTACATATCCTTACTTACTACCCGTTTGTCCTCTCCTATACCGACATATACCATCAACAAAAAAGCGTGGATCAAGACTGTGTGACTGCGCCCTTGGTTCTTTTACGACGACCATTCATAATGGCGCCGCAACCACGAGCTACCGCAGTTCCCTTTACAGCTTTTCCTCGAAAAGCTCTTTTTGGTCGTTGATCCTCGATCCCCCCTGTTGCTCTCTTCTTTTTCTTTTTCTTGCCTCCAGTGCCATAATTTGCGGCGCCGACTTTTCTACATTTGGCGATGGCTCCACTAGCATACGCCGACGGGAAGACTCGATATCGCGCCTTAACTTTGTGATAGCATGCATCTTTAGGCATTCCTTCGTTTCCTTTTACCAGCGCAATGCGCTCTCTCGCTGAATCCACGAGGGCGCTTGCAGTTCACTTTTGATTTGCGGGTCTTGCTGAACTTCCGTTTCTGCGGAGGCTTGGAAATCTGCTGCCGCATCGACCCTCGCGAGATTGCCATTGTCATTTCTCCTAATGAAATCTTCCCACAACGGCGTTAGCATGGCGTGATTCGATTCTACCTTGGCAGCAATCACAGCCGTGCGCTTATCAACCTCAATTAGTGTACTGAGGATCCAAACCACAAGAGAAAGAGCCACGCCACCAGCAGTATAAATAACGGTCTTCGCCAGCGTTTTTTCATCTAACATTTCCACCTCCGCCGTGCCTGACGTAGCCGGCTGTTCGGATTCTTCGCAGCCTTGGGGAATTTTTTCATCTGACCGGCAGACCTGGCGCAGAACGACTTGCGTCGCTTGGCATCCTTGCTGCCCTTCTTAACTTTACCTGTGACTGCTGTTTTCAGCTTGCTGCCAGGGTTGGCACGTCGATATGCTTTCACCCCAGCATCAGTCATTCCCGCCCCAGATTTCGTGGGGCGGAAATTCTTTTTGTTTCTTGGCGGCATCTTTGACTTTTTGCGCGCCATAACAACTACCCGAAGAACGCAGTAATCGCGTCCACGTTCGTAAGGGTAACGTGACAACCGTCTTCAAAAATAATTCCTCCTTC